GATTTTGCTTGTTTTTCATATTGTGCTGTATTGATTTTGATTGATTGTGGCTGGATTTTAGTTGGCTTGCTTTGTGTTTCAATTCTATCTTATGAAAATCAAACTGTCTCTGGTACAATTGCAAAGATATACAATAATGGTGTACAAGACATATTCGAGCTTCAAACTTCTACAGATAGATTATTGCACGCTACAGGTAATCATAAAATAATGACATTTACAAGAGGATGGATAGCTCTAGAAGATTTAAAAACTCAGGAAAATGAGGCAGAGAATTCTGATTTTGTAGCAATTATACACCCAGGTGGAACTCAATTATGGGCTCGTGCAAAAAGACTTGTCAGACTTGGAACATCTAAAACTTATGACTTTACAGTTGAACCTTATCATAATCTTGTTGCTTTTACTCCAACTGATATAGATAAATCTGGCTTTAAAATAAATGGTGTACATGCTGGAGGCTTTTTAGTCCATAACTCTGCAGATGATCTTTTTATTGATGAAGTAGATTCTATTCCAAATGACTATCTTCTAGAAGCAGTTCTTCCTATATCAACTACTCATAAAAATACTACATTAACAATATCAGGTACTCCGTCTGGTAGACGAGAGTACTTTTATAGTGTATCTAGAAATAAAGATTTACCTGCTTTTGATTTTCATGAACATTATGTTCCAGCAACTTGGAGACGAGGGAGTACAAGGAGGTTTTCCCGGATGTGGAGCTTAGTGTGGATTCCAAGGCAGCGGGACGCTGGGACACGGGCCAAGGCGGCGAGTATTACGCGGCTGGTGTGGGAGGTGCGATTACAGGTCGCGGTGCTGACCTTCTCATTATTGATGACCCGCATTCGGAACAGGACGCCCTTTCGGAAACGGCTCTCGAGCACGCCTACGAGTGGTACACCTCTGGACCCCGTCAGCGTCTTCAACCGGGCGGGTCTATTGTAATTGTAATGACGCGGTGGTCCCTCAAGGACCTTACAGGAAAATTAATCAAGGCCCAGGGGTCGGATATTATGGCCGACCAGTGGGAGCTTGTGGAGTTCCCCGCCATACTTCCGAGTGGCAACGTCCTGTGGCCGGAGTTCTGGAACAAGGACGAGTTGCTCCGGGTCAAGGCTTCGCTCTCACTCAGCAAGTGGAATGCGCAGTGGCAGCAGAACCCGACAGCCGAGGAAGGGGCGATCATAAAGAAGGAGTGGTGGAACAAGTGGGAGAAGGACACCACCCCTGTCGTGAGTTACATCATGCAGAGTTACGACACGGCGTTCTCGAAAAAGGAAACTGCCGACTACTCGGCCATTACCACGTGGGGGATATTCAGTCCCGTGGAAGGGGAAGCGGACAACATCATACTTATGGACGCGCAGCGTGGACGGTGGGACTTCCCCGAGCTCAAGGCAAAAGCGTTAAAGGAATACAAGTACTGGGAACCGGACATGGTGCTCATCGAGGCGAAGGCTACGGGTACGCCGCTCACCGACGAGTTGCGAGCCATGGGGATACCCGTGGTGAACTATACCCCGTCGAAGGGGAGGGACAAGCACACCAGGATGCATATGGTCGCGCCGATATTCGAGTCAGGCAAGGTATGGGCGCCGGAGAAGAAGTTCTCGGAGGAGGTAATTGACGAGTGCGCCGCGTTCCCCAACGGGGACTACGACGATTACTGCGACTCGATGTCGATGGCGCTCATTAGATACCGTAAAGGGGGCTTCGTTCGTCTTGACAGTGACGAGGAAGATGACGACCCTGTTCACAAGCCTACATATCGTACATACTATTAGGAGTATTGCAGTGAAGATGATTTTAGCTCGACTCAGTGAACCATCGACTTACGCTGGGGTAGCCGCGATGCTGGCAAGTCTCGGAGTCATGGGGTTTAACGAAGGACAATGGACGATGCTGTTTGGAGCAGCCGCCGCCGTGGCCGCCGCCGTGGCAATGGTACTCCGGGAGAAAGGATAACCTTAATGGGTTGGATTGCCTTATTCAGAGGCATTCTAAAGTTAGGCTCGATATTAGCTCGTATCATTCAACAGAAACAATTAATGGACGCTGGGGAAGCAAGGGCAATAAGCAAGGGCTTACAGGATGCTACTTCAAAGATGGATGAAGCCAGTAAAGCTATCCGCGATCTTAGGGGCAGTCCTCGTCTTCGCAGGCGGTTGCGCCGGAAATTCTCCGCTTCCGACAAGGATTGATTATGTCCCTTGTAGCCAGTTGCCCGGTCCATTTTTATACCGGGACGGCGATCAGGAAGAAACAATGCGATGGGGCGATGAATATAATACTATTTGGGAGGTTCTCTGCGTCGAGGATCTCGCTGGGTAAAGGAGTCTCCGAATAATGGCTAATGGTCGTTCAGCAATGGTCGATAGCGCAATCCCGTCGCAGGGAATGCCTTTGGGTGGCGCATCCGAAGAAGAGATCGAAGTCGAAGAGATTGAAGAACCAACAGGAATGGAGGAACAGGAAGACGGTTCCGTGGTTCTTAATTTTGGGGAAATGGTCCAGGATGAACTTCAGGCCGAGCCGGACGCCAATCTCGCGGAGATAGTGGACGAACGCATCCTTATGGAAATTTCCAGTGAGATGCTGGCTTTTTACGAAGACGACAGGTCCAGCCGCCAGGAGTGGGAAAACACCTATACTGAGGGTCTGAACCTTTTAGGAATCAAGTACGAGGAACGGGAAGAACCGTTCCGTGGTTCGAGCGGCGTTACCCATCCCCTTATTGCAGAAGCTGTAACCCAGTTCCAGGCACAAGCCTACAAGGAGCTTTTGCCGAGTTCCGGTCCTGTGCGGACACAGATCGTGGGGGCGACCAACTCTGAAATTGAAATGCAGGCGGCACGTGTCAAGGAGTTTATGAACTACCAGATTATGCACGTCATGGAGGAGTTCGATCCTGAGACAGACCGTCTACTGTTCTATCTGCCATTAGCAGGGAGTGCTTTCAAGAAGGTATACTTTGACGACATCCTGGACCGTGCCGTAGCGCGGTTTGTCCCGGCGGACGATCTACTTGTCCCGTACAACGCTGTGGATCTGTCGTCGGCATCGCGCATTACTCATATCATCCGAATGAACGAGAACGACATCCGCAAGTTCCAGGCTGGCGGCTTTTACCGGGATATCGAATTAAAGCCCTATATAGGGTCAGACGAGCTCCGCGAGAAAGAGCGGGATTTGGCCGGCATTATGAAAACGGCGGACACCGACGACTGCACGTTACTGGAGGTACATACTAATCTGGATCTGGCTGGGTTTGAACACCGCAGTCCCATCGATGGCGAACTAACGGGGATCAAGCTTCCTTATATAATTACTATTGACGAGGGAAGTTCCAAGGTTTTATCCATTCGTCGCAACTGGAAAGAAGGCGACGAGTTCTATCGCAAGATCCAGTACTTTACTCATTACAAGTTTTTGCCCGGACTAGGCTTCTATGGCTTGGGCCTGCTCCATATGATTGGGGGACTTGGGCGTTCCGCAACTTCTATCCTGAGACAATTGATTGATGCCGGCACATTAGCGAATCTTCCCGCTGGTTTTAAGGCTCGTGGCATCCGTATTCGTGATGCTGATGTACCCCTTTCTCCTGGCGAGTTTCGTGACATTGACGTTCCTGGCGGGGTTCTTAAAGATAGCATTCTCCCTCTCCCGTATGGGGAACCGAGCCAGACGCTTATGGCTCTTCTTGGGTTTGTCGTAGACGCCGGACGGCGTTTTGCGGCAATCACGGACTTACAGGTTGGTGATGGCAACCAGCAAGCCGCAGTAGGAACGACTGTCGCTCTTCTCGAGCGAGGGTCGAAGGTAATGTCCGCCATACACAAGCGGCTACACTATGCACAGAAAATTGAATTTAAGATGCTGGCCAGGGTATTCGCTGAATCATTACCCCCTATGTACCCCTACAACGTATGGGGTGCCGAAGCCCTTATCAAACAGACGGATTTCGATGACCGTGTCGATATTATACCAGTTTCTGACCCGAATAT